AGAAAGAGGAAAACTCCATCGCCCGGCCTGGGCGACTTAAAACCTCATAGCTTTACACATGATTTATTTAAACCGCCCAAGGGCGTCTAAAAACTCTCTAACAACCAAGAGAGAGACCCCGCGCTGGGTCTTTTAAGAGGCGCCGCTAAGCGCCAAGTGGAATAGGGTTTGGTGAATCTGGACCTATAGAATACATGATAGGTACGCCAATGAAGAACGATAAACTAAAGTCTTCACCGGCTGCGACCAGATTGAACAAATTGCCAGTCTGGCCACAATAATTCACCGTATGAACACCCGGCATCTCATCATCCGGTGTTCTCGGGGTTTCAAGATTACGAATCCGTCTGGCATTGTAAAATCTTCTGTTTGTATAAAACGGTAACTCAACTTCACCATCAGGATTAACCTGAATGGGTGTGGCATAAGCACCATCAAACAGAGATCTAAAATAATACCTTGCAGATCTCTTGTATGCATTGAAGCCACCACGCAGTATGTTATAACTCTCCACCAAAGAGTAAGGCACATAACTGTAAGTGGTAGTCAAGCTTCGTGAAAGCCCATCCGATCTGTACACAAATAAAGTACCGTCGAAAGAACCATTTTCGGAAGCGGCCCCAACATATCCATTGGGAGTTCGCACAACATAGTGCTTCCACCTTACTGCCCCCCTATAGGCAACAAAGGCCGGTGTGAAATAATTCAACGGCGTCATGAAAGAATACGAATATGGTCCATCCGCAGAAACATCCGGTCCATCAGGATTATATCCCGAATAATACGGAAAATCCGGCATGGTCAATTTCACAGACATACCATTGTTAGCATCAGCACCCTTCATGGAAATGGAACTGTGCAGACAATAACGCTTCAAAAGTTCCCTAATACTAGACACCTGTTCACCGAAAAACACATCCATAGTGTGATCAGTAGGATCCCCAGCTGTACCAACCTCAGTCGTAACCTCTGTAGAATCTGGCGCGCTAAGTTGAACTTGTGCCACCTGCTCATCAGACTCAGGTATGACTGTCAACATCTGGGGAGGTACGGGTGCTTCTGAAGGAAAATATGAAATGTTGGCAAGAGCCGCATCAGTCGGCTCAGCAAACCTCGCATCGTCACACATATTCACAAAAACATTGACCTCGACACTAGCATCCACTGTAGGGTCGGGATTTGGGGTGGTCAAATCATTGACCACAAAAACAGAGATGGTACCATTACCAAAAACTTCTTGCAACACTGCCGGGGCCGTGGCACCAGCAGCATAAGAAGGTATAGGCAATCCATCTCTCAATTTCATGGGATTTCGCACTGGCAAAAACGAATACTCTCTACCCCAACCAACTTTGAAAGTGAAATCTCGCATGTCAGCAATATCGATAATCCGAGTGTACATAGTGTTAAATCCCGTTGAAGAATCACCACCTGTCAAAGAATGTGGGTCCCAAACCACACGCAAACGTCCACGGTGGAAATTGGAAGAAACGATTTGAAATCTAAACTCCATAGACCCTCCCCAATATTTGAACGGTAAGGCCACCATGCCTGCCGGGACATTGTGGTACTCCGTGGCGGCGCCAGATCCGAAAGTTTTATAAACTGTCGGCATAACTTGCGTTTGAAACAATTTTGTTCCTGCGCCAGACTCTGGATAACCGCTCGTGTTCCACAAAAAAGTCGTATAATACGACTGCCTTTTGGCAATGTCAACCAAGCCCATCTCATCGGCGGAACTAATACCCACCACAGATGGATCGATTGTGACCTCCTGTTTGACGTCCAGGGACAACTTTTCGACTGGCTCGGGGGTGTTGACATTCGCCAAACCGCCCACATACCTAGGTACGTAAGTGCGGATTGGGTCAATAATAGGTGGCCTGGAAAACCCAAACAACCTGGCAACATCCCCCAAAGCCTGAGCGCCAATTTGCGTTGCCTTGGCAAAACGTCCAATAAAAGGAACGTTAGTCAATTTACCTGTAACACGCGCAGCGGCCGACGCCAATGCACTAACAGGCGTGTCACCGTATTCGTCGGATTCGGGCACGACCTCTAAACACTGAGGATTTATAGTGTCCGGATTGGACGCAGTGGGAACTGAAAGCTCCACGCCCTCAGCCCACGCAAAAATTGACAACGTCAATTCTTGTCCAACTCCAGGTGCCACGTTGACATTTTTAAGGCCATTGAGCTGCCTAACTTCAATGGTGCCCATCTCGGCCCACTGGGACTCAGGCACCCTCAAAGTATTCTGATAGTGTACAAAAGGCACACATAAGGTGCCACCCTGACACTCAGTCGGATTTATATAAATGTGTGGCCTCTGGCTAGCAGCTATAGCATCTGCCGTAATGGCCAGCCCCCTATTAATAGAGACCTGATCATAGGCAGGTAGCGGATTGTAAGAAGCTAAAAGCCTACCATAATAAAATCCATTGCCATTAATGACAAACTTGATGCACAACTTACTGCGCAACAAATTGAAATTGGCCAACCTGTTTACGTTTTTAACATCTTCGTAAAACAATGACCAAGGATTAAAGTCTGCCGAAAACGCCACACCGGGCGCCCACGAATATTCCTTAATCAATATAGGTCTTTCTAAAAAAGACCCAAGCGTCGCATCAGACGAATCTGCACAAGCCCTTGTTGGGTCGTCAACGCCATCAACCCTGTAATCAAAAGCAGGATTGGCGTCCATAAACTCAACGTTCTGGCTAGTGACATTTGTCGCACTACGACTTGTGGAATAAGTTTCACTGGACTCTGGTTCCACTACCAAAGTCTCAGGTGAGCCTACAATACTAAAAATGGCGCGCTCACTTGCGCCAACTCTAGGCGGGTGTACCCCCGCGAAGTCCATAGAATCTTGTCTAGGGCATAGACCATAATTGTATTCATGCATGGTCCCTAACACTGTAACATTAACAACGTCAGCAATTGTAAACTCTCAGATCTTCTATGTCGCTTGAGAGAGGTTTGGATCGCTGGTCCTATAAAAACATACAATATTGTACATACGACACCAGTTTAACGCCATGGAGGGCCGTGCTGATTTATAACTCAATTAACTTGAGCTCGGAGAGTGTCAGCTCACCTTCTATCCGATCTAAGTCAACAGCATAGCGCCGCCGGATGGCCGTCTCCCATGAGACGAAATCACCCTCAAAACGCGACGCAATGCCTGACTTCAACGTGATCTTACCTTTCTTAATCTTCTTCTCTATGGAAAAATTTTTTGTGAAAGACCACAATCGAGGAACTAGGTCTTCATAAACCTGTTCCCCATGTTGCACCAATTCGTGCAACGCCGACTTTACCAACCCCGTATAGTGGTCGCAAATGTCGACTTTACCAAAATCACCCCACACAAATGGCTTGAATATCGAATCCATAGCCAATGGTGCCAAGCACATCACAACCTGTCCGTCAGCCGGTCTAACGTACATGTGGAACTTGCGCTTGAGGAAAGTGAAATCGGTAGCGTACTCGGTTACGCTCTTCCCCTTGTCAGAGCCAGTAATAACATAACCAAGTAACCCACCGTAATAAATAGAGGCGGGCTGATTTATTGGAGAACCCTTCTCCACTCTAACAACCACATCATCGCCGTACGCTACTATGCGGCGCAGGTCAAACTGCATGTCTGACACCGTCAATGTGGAGTAATCCCGGGTGTAATCTACCATGTACTTGCCATGTAACACATCATACCTAATCATCGTATGAATCTGACAATTGATTATCATGTTAGCCACACAATTGATGATTGTGGTGAGCGGATTGCCTGATGTGTTAACACCGGCCAACCGCACAACCGTGCCCAACATGACAACTGACGGATTGCATAAATCGTAGGCTATCGAACTCATGACCACACGATCCTCGTCACTGTAATTCAGCAAATTTGACAAGTTAATGATAATGTTCATCACTGCCGACAACATGCCACCTGACAAACTCAAGTCAAAACCGCTGTAATCGGTGGCCACAAATGCGCTGGCCTCAACCTGGTGAGCGTACAACGGTTTCTCCACATCGCCGTTGACCAAACTCTTCATCATGTCAAGATAATTCATGGTGGGATCCATGCCCACAGAATGTCCACAAGACAGCGGGTTGTAGCCCAACAACACTAAAATGGGCTGAAAATACATCCTAGTAAGAATGTTGTCGGCCAACTCCCCATTCATGATGTGGCGCGGTGGTTTAGTCAAACCATTGTCCTGTACGGGCAATACCTCATCCTTGGGGCACATGAAATTCATTGAAAACCCGACTTCACCCCTGGCACGCCTCTCCTTCAACTCACGTACCCTGTCCATTATCTCCATAGAGATGGGATTATCCTCCTCAAAACATGTGAAAAACCTGCCATGTTCAGGGGAGAAAACCTTGGACAAATATTCTGATTTGGCACCAGGATATGAGGGACCCACTGATGTATTCAAAGGTATGGCCGAACCCAAGTTGAACCTGGCACTACTTAGTGAGCTGGAAAGCCCATCCAAACCTGCCTGCATCCCAAGGACCTGCATCTGCGCAAGGCCAGGCTCGGATGTGATGACCTCTGAGCATGCTTGGTATAACTTGTGCCCGACTGCATGTTGGGCCAAACGGCGTAAGTGTACATCATCGGGCCGCTCCATACTACACTTGTCGACAAACCTCTCTACGGTGTGCCGCATCTTGTAATATTTGGAAGGTATACCATACTCCGACATGAGTCTGGCCGCATCTGGAATGTACTCAAACATCATGTCTATATGCGGAGAAAACCCCAAACTAGTGGTGGCCTTTACACTAACGTCCGAACCGTCTTTCCTCTTAAGAGTGCCAACGGCATTAAAGAATCTATCATAAGCTATGCGTGACAAAGCGCCAGGGTCCACAATCTTGACGGTAGGCTCTATGGTCAACTTAGAGTTGGGACTCTCGTTGACATAAGGAAACCTAATCAACATGTTTTCAACATCATAATTGGGCACGTGTCCGGCTTGTTTATCCAACATCCGTGCCTTCATAGCGGCTAACATTTTATCAGTAATGGGCGTGGCCGTGACGCAACCTGTGGGTTTATTAGAACCTGTATGTATGCCCACAACCACGCCACCAGACATGATAATAGAACCACACATGCCATCAGCACCATCACCTGACATGAACAAGGCTATCGGCGATGGTAATAACTTATTGGCTGGTGTCCCGTCAGTGTATGTGAACGCCATCATGTCCACATAACTAGCTGGTACTTGCTCGACTGCAATTACCCCCTTGTTGTCGCCACATGTGGGTATCATCCGCACTAAATTAGAAGTCTTGCCCAACTGAAGCTCGCCCAAATGCTTGTGAATGCATGGCAAATCTCCTGTCACATTGTTCGGTACTTCAAACATGCACAAATCAACATCGTACATTGTGCCATTATAAAGAGATCTGGGGGCAAAAACTATGTCGGCCCTAGGCAACACGCATTCCTTGGCAACTCGCGAAGGATCATGAATCGTGATACAAAAATGGCTATAATCCCTAGCAAACGCATGGGCAACCGTAATCATGTAAGTCACTGACTTCGTGCGTGTATAACCCACCACAAACATATCAGCTTTGTGTTCCGGAAACCTCTCAACGCTAGTCAGCTGAGAGCCCTTGCACGGCTCTATGGTCATACGATACATGGTGGCGCCCATTTTCTGCCTAGACTCATCTGGTGTCTGTGTGGCCATGGCCTTGGCCAACGGAACCCTCGGAAGTGTGTGGTAACTGCCGAGCCACTGTTTGTGTCTAGGCGCAGCGTCGACCTGGCGGTCTACCTGAACATTAATCACACCTTCCGAGTTGACCGTAGTCTCAGCCGTCACTGGGCTCGATCCCAACTTATCCTGGAGACCCATGCTTATGGTCCTGTACCTAGCAATCCATTTGGTAATCTGTATCAGAGTCCCAATAGCGACGCCCGTGAAAATACCATTCCGCAGAACGCGCTTAAACCTAGCCTGTCTCTCCTTATCGGCCAACATGTATAGTGTCATCGTGCAACCATCACGAAGCACCCCACACGCTTGGTTGGCCGCCTGTGTTGGTGCTTCTCGCAACAAACCAACAAACTCCCCGCCAAACATAACGGTGCGGAACACCTGGCCCATGTCCAAATCTACAGACTCTAACAATGTCTTCAACAAGGATGCGGACGTGGTGGCTATGGTAAAACCACAACACAGCAACAATATTTTCTGCTGCGCCTTAACAGCATCATAGCCGTCCATGATGTAATCCCTGAACCCTTGCCGGTTCGAATTGGGCCTCCAACTGGGTGGTCTCCAATACAACATTCTGAAAAAGGACCACCACAAAGATGTCATGGGCCACAACAACAAACACAACATCTGAATAAGTAGCCCGCCCCTCGCGGCCAAGGTAATAGTCTTAGTAAGATACCAATCCTTACTGGACAATCTCAAACCACGGGATATGCGCAACACCTGGGGGTCAACTTGCACACCATCCGGAACTACCTGTTCCATGAACATATCGGGGAAAAGTCTGCGCTGCAAATTCATATTCATCTCACGAAGCGTGGTACCTGCATCATTTTCCACGTTATAAAGCTGAGTGAACAACGCTTTGAACATATCGAACGTCATATCGTCGGAAAGACGCTGTTCGCCCTCATACATGAAGGTTATAGGCTCCCACAATGCGTCGTCTATATTGTTATCAACCTTATCACTCTTCTTCTTCTCCTGAGACTTCTTAAGGTTGAACTTCAAGAAACACATCTTCCAGGGGTTCACGTCATATATCGTGTCGCCAGCAGCTCTAACCGCAGCAACATCGAACTTGCCTTCCGGAGTCTTAAACTCGTTCTTGAGGACGCACTTGATCATGTGAAACCTTCTGAACACTGCCTCCTTATTGCCCATGCCAGGTATGTTACCGTACTTGTTCTCTTCGTTAGACGTAGATATAACAGCATGTAACACAGGTTGAATCTTGCCTTTGAGATGAGCCTCCGCAAGCTCAGGCAAAAATTGACAATTGTTGACCATCTGTATCAAGCCCTCAGCCCACTTACCATGTGTCGACTCGGTCTTCTCACCCGCGCGCACTGAAGCATTCAAGTCATCAAAAATGACTATCTTAGACTCATTAGTCAAATTGTTCCAGTATTTAGACAAAGAAGCCTTACACCTCTGATTAGGCTGATAATAAGTGCCACCATTCTTAATGCTAGCTATAATGTCGATCAACGTGTTGGTGATTTCAGACTTCCCAATCGCGGGGTCCCCAACAATGTTCAACGACAACGGAGCTTGCACCCTGTCTGATGACACACCGCACTGGCTAGTTCTAGCCTTAAGCTTCAATACGAGCTCTAACTCATGTAACAAAGCCTGCGCGACTGTAAACCTATCTCCACGCATGGACAAATGCATATTGGTCAACTGTGTTGCCATACCATTAAGATCTCGTAGCATATCTTCCCTTGTATCGCAATCCATCACAAGCAGACACTCTTCAACAGATGCCCTTAATACTGTGGACTGCTTGAGAAGCGTGTTGACCTCATCGGGGAATGAAGCGTTTACAAAAAATTCCAAACCCCGTGTAATGCAGTGAGCCAACATGCCAACCACAGCTTCCACTGTCAGATTGGCAGCACCAAAAGAACTAAGCTTAGCCTTGTCCAAGACATAGCCTATATTCTTCAGATACTGGCCCTTATTCTGCATCAGCGCCGGCGCCACCATCGCCGCTGAACAAAACTTAATCATCTTCTCAACTATCTTAGTCAAGTTTGACGAGATGAATTTGGCCGCATCTTTGCCTATGGCCTCACCCAAGCCCTCAAGGGTCTCGGGTCGCACCGGTGTGCGAGAGAAAAGACCAAGCATATCTTCGACTAACCATCTATAGGCCTCCTTGTCAAGCCCCAAAATCATCATAATAGCGTGAACACGAGTAAGAATCGACCTCCAAGTACGATCTGTCGTCATGACCAAATCGTATATGTGGATAGACAAATTGACCAATTTCAACCCTATGTCTTCCATATTAAACTTCGGCTTAATGCTCATGAAGCTGCCACTAGGCATAGTGTGCTGTTCGAAGAAATCGATCTCATCATCAGCACAAACATACTTCGGCATTGACAAGCCACACCACCCATGGCGACGCACAAGCGCCACATCATGGGATGCATCCCTAAACAAGTCCTTGTGTGAAAACCCGTCAGAATGCGCCTCACCCTCGTCAAGACCAAACAAGACTTGAGGTCTGACTTCACAAACTGCAATGCTGGTCTGCTCCTGTGTAACGTGTTTTTGCAAACTTGGAACACCGACACTGTCTATGGTTCTGGCCTTCAAGTCGGGAGTAGATCCCGATGAAACGCCACAATTCGTGGTACAGAATTGCCTTTCCACCGTGCACAAAGCGCGGCTGGAGAATACTGCCAACTCAAGCGGTGTGGGACCCCACACCATTGTCAGCAGTTTCCTTTGACTCCCGTCTCTAGCAAAAGCTCTCACGGACTTAGAGGCGTATAATGCCCCCCGGGACCAAGGTCGTCCCTTTGTTTCATCGTGGGCGCCACATAAAATGTGGCGCTTGTTGAAATGTTCAGCAAACATCTCCTTCGCGCCGAAGCGCGGAAACTCTGTAATACCCATATTGTCAGTGTCGGGGAGCGAATCCCAACATTACGCTCGGAAAGGGGGTCCGATAGGACATGCAAATTTAAGTCATTACATGGGTGCCAAATGCACAAACACCCATACCCACTGTTAAGACGGACTTTTCTCAAGTCCTAAGAGGGGACAAAAACCCTAAATAGGGTGTCGCAGGCCAGAAGTCCAAATAGAAGGACCACTGGCCGCAGGGGGCAAAGCCCCCAAAACCACCAAAGCCTGCCGTTGATTATACTGTCAACTCAGTCTTCGCCCGTGTACACGGGCGGATACCACCAAAGCCTGCCGTTGGATATACTGCCAACTCAGTCTTCGTTCTTGAGGACAACAAGAACGGGCTACCAAAAAAGGTAGCATGGACTAGTCACCGCTTAACAAGCGGCGTGACGATCTGTCCAAATCGCCATCAGAACCTGCGTGCGCAATTGCGC